GAAAGTGTCCTGGCCTGTCCCGGTGTCGCCAGCTTCATCTTGCTCCGATTGAGTACGCAATCAATCAGGTGTTTGGCATGACCCTTGGTCTTGACCTTATCCGCATTGATCCCAAACCGTTTGAGTAATTGTAGCTGTCCGGGCGTAGGCTTCTGTTCCTCCCATGCAAATACCGGTTCGTAATCCATCAGGGATTCGTTCTTAACCATGACGGCGTAGGCCAGTGGATCAATCAGCCGGGATTCCTTGTGGCGCTGGCTGCGTAGTTCCCGGGCCAACGCTTCTTCCCGTTCCCGGATAACGTCCCGCTTCGCGGAACTTTCGAGGTCTTCCAGATCCATCTCTCCGGTGGCCTCCTCCTGCCGTTTCTGCATCTTCTCGGCCACTTCCGGGGACTCGGCAATCAAGTTGCATGGATGGCAGAGATCGTGTTTGGCCGTCTGCCAGAGGAAATCGAGGATCAACAGATTGTCCTTGCCAGGATGGATGCGGGTTCCCCTGCCGATCATCTGTGCGTAGTATGGCCGGCTCTTAGTTGCCCGCAGGATAATGACGCAATCTATGACGGAATGATCGTAACCCTCATTCAAAAGTTGGCTGTTGAGCATGACCGACCCGGTTCCGTCCTGCTCCCATGCCGCCATCTGGCTCCGGTCATCCCCGCTGGCGTAGTAGGCCCGGCGTCCTGCATCGCGCAGGATGCCCTGTAGCTTGCGAGCGGTGATACAGAGCGGCGTGAATATCAAAGTCTTGCGATCAGTAGGCACGGCCTCCGCTATGCGGGGTAGATAGGGGTCGAGGGCGTTCCCCAGGTCGCCCTCGTTGTAGTCCCCTGATGTAATCCTGACGCCGGACAGGTCGATCTTGAGTGGGTGCGTCTTGGCAACAATCCGGCATAGCCATCCGTCGTTGATCGCCTGGCGCAATCCGTACTCGTAGGCCAGGGCGTCAAAGTATTGGCCGAGGTTCTTGCGGTCCCCGCGGTCGGGGGTTGCGGTGAACCCGCAGACCTTGGCGTCAAAGTAATTGAGGATGCGTTGGTATGAGTCGGCTAAACAATGGTGGGCCTCGTCCACGATGATCTGGCTAAAATGGGTCTTGCTGAATTGTTCAAGGCGGTTTTGGCGCATGAGGGTTTGAACGCTGCCGATTACAACGCTGGCAGGAGTTCCGATAGAAGTTTCATCGGCCTTCTCAATAGCGGCGTCTATTCCGGTTGCTCGAAGCAATTTATCATGCGCCTGACGTATAAGCTCGTCCCTATGTGCGAGAATTAAAATTCGTCCACCTTCCGCGTGCTCTTTAGCGGCTATATGGGAAAACACAATCGTCTTGCCAGTACCGGTTGCCATGGACACCAGCACCTTGCGGTATTCCTTCCACTTGGCATAGACCGCATTCAGGGCGTCGGACTGGTAATTTCTTAATTGCATTCAGTCACCACAGGAACCGTTTGTCTGTATTTCCAGCGCTTGCGCTATTGTCAACCCACGAAGCTCAATTACGTTTTTTGGCATCAAATCAACCAAGTCTTTTTCGCGTCTTGGTTCGATTGAATCGCTTGTAACCTTGCGTCCGCACTTCGGGCAATTATCTCCCTTGCAAGGCACAAAACATTTTGGACATAAATGATTGGTATTCATGTTGGCAATCGTCGGGGTGGAACTGCCGCTCCCGGGGCGTGGAGGGAAACACGAGAATCCACGACAGTCCACCCGTTGACGGTACGGGAATTAATCGAAGTCGGGTTTAGCAGGTTCTTGTTGACCGGCAGGGTCGATATAAGCATCGACCTGCATGTGCGTCTTGCCCTCGAACGTGTGCGGTGACAATTTCACCAGACCGCTTGCGCCGGGGACTTCTTCCCAATTCGGCTGAATGGTTTCTCCGTGCTTGCGTTCTCCGATGGCCTTAAAGAACTGGCACACCATTCCCCATGTTTCGGTATGGAGCGTGAGTCGGTCAATCGCAATTCCGATCTGGTTGGCATAGGTCTCATCGTTCTTGTCGTATATCATCAAGACCATCTTGGCCTGCGGAGCGCCGGAGGTCTTGGCGCCCTTTGATACGGTCTTTACCAGCGACTTGACGACAAACCGATATTCCCCCTGCGGAAGCACGGCGTTGGGGGTGCTGCCATTTTCGTCAATCGGGCTATCCCAGTCTTTTTTTTCTGCCATGACTATTTACTCCTCGTTGATTTAATCTTTTCAACCACCTTGTTCCAGTTGGTTTCAATCACCATCTGGTCTTGAACCACCTTCTTGATCTCGGTCAGTTTCCCTCCTTTTGGTATGAATGATTTCCCTTCGCAGTACGTCAGCAGTTCCGACACCAGCACCCCGGACAACTCCATGAGCGTTGCCAAACGCGGGGGGATGTCCTCGGTTTCCGGCTTGACGGGACCGGCCTTGGTTTCCGGCAAACCGACCCTCGTCGCCTGTCCGGTCTTAAGCATTTCCTCGACACCCTTCCGTTCTGGCGGGGGTTCTATCTTCTCAACCACCGGCTTGCTGGCATTCTCTCCTAAGACCTTGGCAAACACGCCGAAGTCAAACGGCAACTCGAACGGGATCTGATCAGGCAATCCCCAGCGGTTCTTGGCGTCGTAAGCCGCCGTGTGCTGGGTGTGGATGATCCGTTTGCGGCCGCCGACCGCCTTTGAGCGCTTGTCATCGTTTGTTGTTACTGTGACCTTGTAATTTACGAACAGAAGCGCGTCGGCCCATTCTTTGAGAAGGGGCGATGTTTGCCGGGAGCACTTTAATTCGTAGTGATCAAAACTGCCTTCTTGGTCGGGAAGTTCCATCTTCTTGACTGTGGAATGAGCGACAAAAACGACGTGCATTCCAGAATCAATCAGGGTATTCAAAGAATTCAACAGCCGCCCGAATTCTTCGGATAAGTACGTGTATCCTTTTCCGTACCCCCAGTCCTCTATGCTGGTTTTATTGTCCCTGGCACAAAGGAACATGACGCAAAAGCGTTCGGCCCAATCAGCAGTATCGAAGACTGCCGTTTTGAAATTATGCTTCTGCGTCTTGAGCCACTTGACGGCATCCAGAATATCTTGCCATGAATTACAAGATATGCGTTTCACGTCCATAGAATTCGTCGATCCTTCCGTGTCAATGAAAACAGGGGAAGGAAACTGGTTCGCCAATGTGGATTTTCCAATTCCCTCCGGACCGTGGATTACTGTGCGTTGCGGTTTCTGAACTTTGCCACTTGTGAGTTGCATGATTCCCTCCTTGTTAATTAAAACTCGATCTGTTTCGGACCCTCGACTCGTATTCCGCCACGTTCGCAATAGACTTCAATTCCTTCGATCTTGGTTGATTCCCGCATGGTTCGGACGTATTCACCGATCTTGACCGTATCGGGTTCCATGAATTCACGCGGGATTTTGGCAAGGTCGGTGATGTTGAACTTCCAAATATCCTGCGGTTTGCGTAACCCCTCGATCTTGGATGCACCATACTTCTCATCGTAAGCGGTCATGGCCGGCAATAGGATTGCCTCGGTTGCCGCGGCTTCGGCATCGGCCTTTTTCTCCTGCGCCACAATCTCCTTGTGGGCCGCTTGAGCCTTGTCCTTCATCGGCTTGAACACTTCCTTGATCTGCTTGCGTAACTTCTTAACGGCCACCATGAGCGTTCCGGCGCGTTCGTAGGATTCCTTGTCAACGATTACGATTGCCTTGGCTTGGTCGCGGATGGTCAACGCCTCGGTTTGGACCTGTTCGATTTCATTCATGTTATTTTGTCCCTCATAAATTCAATCAACATTCCCCGCAACGGTTCCGGTATGTCTTGGCCGTCAATATCAATGTTCCCGATACGAATGGTTGTTTCAGATTCAGGCGGGTGCATGGAGTCGCCCTTGTCGATCTGGACTGTGTTCGTTTCATAGTCCATGGTGACTGTCGCTGTTATGGTTCCGGGGGTCATTTCAACAACTCCCTGAATTCCTCAAACGATCTGACAATGTGAGTTCTCCATCCATTGCGTTCCATTTCGCGCATAACTCTGATTTGATCTTCGGACAATTTACCCGCGGCGGTCTTGAGTTCCACGGCGTACGGCACACCAAGAACAACGAACGTCAGGTCAGGCCAGCCGCACTTTTCACGAGCCATGGGGGATAGGTGCAGGTACACAATTCCGCGCCGGGATAATTCCATTTCGCACAGGCGTTGGATTTCCTTCTCTGCCGTGCCGTCAACCTTCTTCTGGCGTTCGGATTGGGTAAGTATTCCCAACGCCTTACGATCGGCAGGGATCATCATCCCTGCAATCTTGTCGGTGACTATGGTTCGTTCCCTCATTGCTTTGCCTTTGCGTTGATAGACCGTGCCCAACTTTGCCGTTGCCGTACTTTGCTTGACGATGCCTCTGCGCCGCTCAACTAAACGAGGCACAACCGTTGCCTCGCACCACTCCGCTTTGCCTTTGCTGTGCCGTTCTTCACGACTCGCCGCGTTGCCTTTGCTAATCGTTGCGATACCGGGCGACTCCGTTGCTACTCCGTGCGCTTCGCCGCTGCGCGACTCCGTTGCTCCGCATCGCCGTACCCAACAGTGCCGGACGCAGCCGTCGCCGGACCAAACCGTGCTCGACCTTGCCTTTGCTGCGCGCGGCCGTGCCTGACTCTGCCTTTGCTACGCCATTCAACCCACGCGTCGACACGCCATCGCTACTTAACCTCTGACCAACTGAACCGGCCCTTGCCGTTATTCCTCCATTGCCCCAAACCCTTCAACGCTCCGTAGTCGAGACACTTCAAGATAAGTGCATCCAGCG